GTAGAAAGAGTTGCAACTACTGGAACATAGCCTCCAACTATTCTTGTTTCTGAAGTTTTTGCACTTTGTTTTCCAGCAGTTCTTGTATCAATTGTTGCATAGTTAAATGTTGCTGAAGATATTTCAGTAGATAATTGATTTACTGTATCAACTAATTTATAAATATATGGAACATCTAAAGGTTGCCCTCGTTCTGGTAACGGTACTTTTGCCATTTATTCCTCCTATTTAATTATACCAAAGAAACTAAGCCAGAGTTGTATATATCAAGATTATCGTTTATTGTCTTTGAAGACGACTCTACTTGAACAATTACACGGACATTGGTTGTTCCAGTTTTAATAAATTGATATGAATGAATTGGTGTAGTACCATGATAAGTTGGCGTAGCCCCATCAACCCCAACAAAAACATCATATTTTGGTCTATTTAATTCATCTCCCCAAACTGCGCTAATAATTGATGTTGAAACCTGCACTGCTCCAGTTACGGTAGAAATTGGAACGGCATTAGTAACAAATGTTGGAGACCACTGAGAAGTTCTGTTTTTATCTTCAGAAATAATTCTATATCTTACAACATATGCTCCGCTGTCAGCATTTATCGGAGGTAGTTGACCTTTTGTAATAATTGCTTTTTTAACAGCCATTATGTTACACCAATTGAAAATCTGAATTCAACATAGTTACTAGTATTAGGAGACTTAATAATAGTTTCAGCATTGTCATTTTTAATAACTGAGTATCCTGTTAATCCATAAAGCGGATTTGTCGTTGCAATATTTTCTAATCGCATAGCGTCTAAAGCAATATAATAATTGTCAGAAGGAACATCAAACTCTCCACTTTCATCTGTAATGACACACGCATAAATTTTAACTATAGTTACCAAATCCCAAGTAAATCCTGAAGTAGTATACAGGTCCTGTAATTGTTTTGAAACCACAAAATATCTATTTGTTTCAAAGTCTGCAATTGCATTGTCTAAATTTCCAGAACTTCCGTGTTCTATTTCTGCCTCAAACCTTGCAAACTCGCCGCCATCTGTTGAAGAAAACTCAACCAATATTCTAACTATTTCTGGAATTGCAGAAGAGTTACCAGTTTTACTTACTATTGAAAATGCTAGTCTAAGTTCATCAATTGGGGAGTTTCTGGTAAAATCTACACTTGCTCCAGTTAAACGAATATAATTTGATCCGTCCTCAATTACAAAGTGATCAAGGGTCTCATCACTTTCAGTACTTATAGTGAGATCTGCTTCATCTCCTCTAATTAAAATTATGTTATTTAAAAATCTACATCTTTCGTATCTGTTTGCACGAGATGCTTTATAAAAAATAGAATTATCTGCATTTGTTTGAAAAACGGTATCTGCAACAGCAATAACGTTATCATCACCTGGATCATCTAATGGGGCGGTAACTGTATCAATAGCAGTTGCTGATGCTCCTGTTTGATACTGCCAATTTTCTCCATCGGTAAAAGCAAACACGGTTTTACTGTCATATGCTCCAGCAGATGGATTTGCTCCTGCAGAATATAAACCTACCTCTGATATTTCATATCTTTCTTCTGTTGGTAATTCTGCTGTTAGAACAATTTTATTTATACCGCTTTCATTTACAAACCCTCTAGATGAGATTGGTACACGAAACATTTCAAAATCAAGGTTTTCTTTTGTTGCAAAATCATCTGCTACGTCGCCAGTCTCTAGCGGGGTAGGACCACAACCAACAGCCAAAAAAGACGCATATGCAGGGGCCTGACCAAGCATATACTTACCAATAATGGTCTTGCCAGTGTTAGTTATCAAGAGGTTACTTCTCCAAATTCCGCTTCATATATTGTACCACTTGTGGTTATTTCTATCTGAATTTGTTCATCAGTCTCAAGATTAATAGCCTCAACAACCATATCTCCTGTAGTATTATCTAAATAAACATATGCTCCGTTAGGACCAGTTCCTGGATCTGGAACCTTATTTTCAAGTTTAATAGCAAAATTTGCAAAATATTTATCTGAAGTAGACTGAAGGCTAAGAATGTTATTTGGGTTATATTGTTGTTGAATTAACGAAAGGTTTTTAATTGGCTGATAAGAAACTTGTTGTCCATTAACAATATCGTTGCGTGCTATATTTATTAATTCGTGCCCTCCAATATTTTCAAATATTAGGTCTGTCATTACATCAATATCTACTGCCTCATCATCAAACAAAACTGTATCTATAGGTGCCGTTTTAACTGGAGGTGGGGGTGGGGCTACAACTATTGCTGCTATTGTTGCTGGTGTTGCAGGTGTAGGGTTTGGTGTTGGAGTTGGATCTATTCCACTATAACCTTCAGAATTATTACCACCAGTTGGTTCAACTTCAGCACCAACTCCTACTCCAACGCCTGTATTTGTTGGTGACGCTATTTGTTTTTGATATGCAGTTTCATAGGTATTTAAAGCATTTTGAATCTGTTGCGGTGTTGATCCTGGCCTTGCACTAATTGCCTCTAATGAAGCACCTGCTACTTGAAAATCTTGATAAGACCTTGTTGTTGTGTCAACCCCTAAAATTTCTTGAGCCTTTTGAACTCCAGTATCTGCCTGAACTGCTGCCAAGGCTTCTCTAACTGCCTTTTCTTCTGCAGACATTTTGCGTTTTGCCATTTTACACCTCGCTTAAATAAGCAGTCATGCTTGGACCGCTATTGCTTCTAAAATAATCTATGTTATATACTACAAACCTACTGGAGTCTGGTGTTACAAGATCTAACCCAGAAGAATCTTTGTAGTCAACAGTTACAATATCTCCAAGTTGTAATGTTGGAATTGAAAACAAATTTATACCTATTGATTTCCTAGGGTGCATAACTCTATCAATAATCCAACCCATTAAAGATTGAGCATCATCATCTGTTTGAATATATATACTGTCAATAGAGAATTCATTCTTTCCGTATATCATTCTGCTTTGTCTAATTTCGTCATATTTTGTTTTTTCTACAAGTGGTGAAAATATTAATGAGTTTCCTTGAAATTCTGGGTTAGACAAGTTGCCACGTTTTTTAAAATATTCATCAACAGTTAACTCGTGAGTGGTGTCTTGTGTAAAAGTTACTCCTTGAATTCTTAAGTAGTTGCCAGTTGTTTCGTCTAAACTTAAAGCAGTATCTGTAGCATTAAATATTAAAAACTCTGCTCCATACGAATCTGCTATAAATCCAGATGTTGTGTACCCTTTAATTCTATTAAATGTTGGAGATAATTGAGCATAAAGAGCAGGGTATGCACGATCATATTTAATATCAAAATAAGCACACTCACGCATAATAGAGCCAAACTCCTCAAAATATAGATTGTATTTAGGAGGTTCTTGTGCGCTTATTCCAGAAAGATGTGTTGAGTGTACTATACCACTCATTGCATATTTTCTAAAAGATTCATTAGCGTTAATTTTACTATCTGATAGTGCTGAGGCAAGTGTTTCTTCTACTGTAAAAACGGTGTTTTGAGAATAGTTTTCTGATAAAGCATAAATATTTTCAAACATAACCCTAGATGAACCACGAGTAAATAATGCCATATTGTTATAAATTGGAAGTGGATCTGTGTCGTCAACAACCTTAATCAATTTATTATTAATGTATAAATAAAATCTTCTTATTTTACCAACATCTTGATACTCTACAGACAGATCATAAACCGTTGGGTTTTCTTCTCCAGACATTCTGTATTGTCCAGTAAACCTTCCATCATCAACAATAACCTTTGAAAGGCCTCCCCAAAGTTTAATTGGAATAGCATTTGTATTTGCTGATTCTTTTTTAATTTTATAAAATAATATATTGTTAATAGATTTTTCTGCATTTCCTTTTGTATCAAATTTTAAATATGAATTAATGTTGTCTTCAGTTAATGCAACCATTTCAAAATAATATCCATTGTTTGTTTCTGGATTAAGCAATACTGCAAGACCTCCAGAGCCACCACCAATACTTACAGTCTGATCTGGTTGGGTTCCAGAAACAGAAAAATATGTTGTACTGCCAATTGGCGTTTGAGTTCTAACCTCATTATTTTCTATTTTACCAACTATTCTCATTCTAGTTCCAAAATGTTTATATGCGCTATTTAAATTTTTATAAACGTAAGAAACAAATCCTAATGGATTTTCTGTAGTTTTAAAAGACGGTCCGTTCATAACAAGAGCAGATGACTGAATTGTGCCTGACTGAGTTGATTTAATATCATTTACTTGTGTTTCTGTTAAGTAACTTGTTGACATAAAGTTTTTAATAATACCATTACGAGTAGTTTGTTTTGCTAAAGTATTATTTACTCCTGCTGCACCCGTTGTGGTTGATGGATAAGTTACATCTTCATCTAGTTGAGTTGTGAATAAATACTGTGTTTGCATGTCTACTCCACGAACATTTTCACTGTTAGACCAGTAAGTGTCAATACCCGCTGTGTGGGAGGCAATTGTTGTTCCAAATTGTGCACGACCATGATCTACTACCGCCCCATTTTGTAGTCTTGTAATACCATCAACTGTTTCATAATATGGTGTTGAATAAATTCGAACTATTCCAGTTGGATATATTTTTCCATTAAATGGCAGGGATGAAAAATAACTTTGATATTCTTGATTACTACTAATAAAAACATTACCAGTTCCAGTTATGTTGAACTCAACAGCATCATATTTAATTATTTCTCCGTTAGAATAAAAGTATCCTTGATATCTTGTAAGCCAATAAATATTTTCTCCAAGGTCAAGTAAATTATTTGTCATTAAATGATTAACAACTATTGGTGGCGATGCTGTAAGATCAGAGTTTAAAGGCATAGCGCCCAATACATACTTGCTCTGTTGAGATGCCCTCTCATTTATAGTTTTTGTAGTTTCTGTTCCAGATACTTCCCAAAGCAAAGACGGCTTATATATCCAAGTTTTATCTTTATCAATCATGCTAGATTGTTTAATTGAACCATAAGATCTTTGAATGTATCTTGTTGTATAGTTAATTTTTCCATCATTATATATTTTATTATCTTGTGATGCTATAGAAATAATATTTGGTAAATTTCCAGATGTTGCATTTTCAATAACACCACTATCTGTTTGGTTTGTAGAGCCAGACACTACAAAAGTTGTTTCTCTTTGGTCTTCTGTTGGCATTAAATAATCTTTACTCATTACAATAAAATTGTTATATTCATCAAAAAACATTGCTGTTTGTGTAGCAAGTGCTAATTGATTTAATACCTGTGCAACGTTTTGATCTGGAGCAATAAAGAAAAACGGTATAACTGGTTCAGATTCTCCTGTAACCCTTCTAAAAACATAATTACTAAAACCAACATAATCAAGCATTGTAGAAATTGCGTAACTTAAAGAAGCCTCTGTTGTTAATAATCTTGGGGCTGGCATAGATTCTAAAAAGAAAAAGAAATCTCTAAGTTCTATTGAAAGTGTTCCAGCGGTTATGTCTGCCTGCGGGAACCCTTCAGAGTATAATGTTTTAATTGGAACATAATAGTCAAACCCTTCAACATCAAGGACAATCTCATAAAAAGTAAACTTAATATTTTTTCTAATGTAGTCTGCAATAATGCTAGATGTATTTTGATCATTAAAGGCTTGGTCATCGTCAAAAATAGATAATTGACCATTTGAAGCAAGTAGTTGTCCTACTGGCAAAGACGTAACTCCAATATCAGATAGGGCCTTGGTAATTTTAAAATCAATTACCTTATCAGATATATCAACAACAAGTCTTGGAGACATTTCTATTAAATCAAAAGTAGAATCAAATTTGTTCATAACCTCTACAACAATTCTAATTCCATTGATGTAGGCAAAATCACGGTATACCGTTCCACTTCCTATATCGTTATCAAAGGATGCTGGAGATGTTAGGTCAGTAATAAAGTTTGTATGAATTCCTACTGTTTCAGATCCTAGTTGCCATTTATACTCTGGTGAAAATGTTTCGTATGCTCCGTTAGTCCAGATGTGAATTGTTCCTCTGTCCCCTTCGTTTTCTATAACTAAGTATGCATAGCCTTCCACGTTGCTCTCTGAAAGCAAGGAACTTGAAGAAAGGGTATCTGCAAATACAAAAGATGAGCGGTAGACATCTGGAATAAATAATCCATACTCTAACTCAACATATCCATCTGAACCAATAATAGGATCTCCAGAAGCAAGTGTGTCGCCTTCTCTAAACTCATATGCATTAATCCATTGATTATCTTGAAGATATTGTATTTTCCATCTAGATGGGGTTGTTCTGTTTGCATCTCCATACAGTGGGTCTGCTATGGATGTTGTTGGTGTTGCAAAAGGACCAAGGTCTACATCCCCTACGTTGGTTTGCATTTTTACTACAATTCTGTTGGCTGGAACTTGTTCTTTATAAACTACAAAGGGAACTGCATCATCAATGAAAGACAAGCCATTAGAAACAATACTTGCAATGCCACGCTCAGTGTTGCCTTCTGTTCGATAAGATGTCCAGTATTTAAATTGATCATATCTAGATGGCATGTAATACCTTGGTCTTTGAGCCATAGATGCTCCAGAGTTTGCAAAAAATCTATTATTAAAGTTGGCTGCTTTATTTATTCCAGATCTTGGCCTAAAGGGATTTAAACAATCTTCTAAAGAATATATTAACTTTAACTTATCTTTTGTTAATGTAAAACTTTGTGGAGTATCATCATCTTCAAACCCTCCATCTATTACAATGTCTGCATCGGTTGCACCAGTATAGTAGTTTCCAGTATCTAAAGAATCAAAATCGTTAGGCAAAGTAAAATATAAAGATGTATTATCTGTTGGGCGGTATCTATAATTACCTAACTTAAAAATATTATCTGGCATATTCATGTTCCACTCAGCCAAGACTAATGACTGTAGTTTAACAGTTGCCGATGTTTCTAAATGTGTTTTAAGTTCTTCTCCCTCAAACACTCTAGACCTCTTCCAGCGTTACCGATATATTCCAAAGGTCATGATTAGCACCACCACGTTTTACAACTGAATAGTTAAAGTCTGAAATATACACTTCCATTATTTGATTGTATTGTGCAAGATGTCCGTATGAAGCATCTACAACTTCTCCATCAGTAGGAAAGTTAGTGTATTTATCATAGGCCATGTACATCCAGAATGGACCTTGATGGGT